GACTATATACTCAATATGGCGCAATCACTTTCCCGACAGGGTTATTCAGTGCCGTACCTTACTTCTGTATTGCACAGTGCGGAATCAATATAGCGTCGATAGCATCCTCTTTCGGTTATAGAACAGACGCAACGGCAGGAGGGGCAAAGGTATTAACAACCACATCAACAGCACTTGGAGCGGTAAACTTTGGAGTTATGGCCAGAGGTCCGTGGTAAGAAAGGAAAAATCATGATTATCACAAAAGACTTATCCAAAGGAGACATCAAAATCTCTGAACACTTCAAGCTCTCGGAGTTTAAATGCCCGGGGACAAACATCGTCAAGTACGATACGGAAATTGTGGAGATGCTTGAGAAAATCCGAAGACACTTCGGAGGTTCCGTGACCATCACCTCAGGATATCGTACGCTTACGTACAACAATAAAGTTGGCGGGGCAAAGAACTCAGCCCATCTTGATGGCAAGGCTGCTGACTTTAAGGTCGAGAATGCCCAGGGGGAACCCGTAGGCAGCAAGTATGTGTGCCTATTCCTTGATGAAATCGGTTGGCCAAAACAAGGTGGCATTGGATACATCAATACCGCAACTCATTTTGACACCAAGTTCGTAGGGAGCCGAATTGATGAGACAAGACCAGGAACCACGACTCGGTATAAGGTCGTTACGACAAGTTATGCCACATACTTTGGGTATGCTGTCCGAACCGTTATCGTTCCTAAATTAAACATCAGAACCTCTCCGTCAGCAACAGCACCTCTCGCAGGTAGCAAATTGCTTGGTCAGAAGGTTCGTGTTTATAAAACAGCTACGGATTCTAAAGGCCGTACCTGGATTAAAATCAGTTTTATCTTTCCCAGATGGGTAGCCAGATGGCTAACAAAATAGGAGGTGTCTCATGTCTGACTTTATCGTAACAATCAATCCATATCTTTCAGACCTCGCAGTCGCAGCAATCATCGCACTGCTGGGCATGCTGACCGCACTTTCCACCAAAGGTTTCCAATACCTGAGTGAAAAGATTGGGGCAGCCCGTTTCAATGGTGCCAGAGAATTGGCCAAAGGTGTCTGGTTGGTTATCCAAAAGGCCCATCCGGAGTGGGATCCAACCGCCAAGATTGCAGAAATGGAACTGCAACTGCTCAGCAAGTATCCACATTTGACCCAAGTACAACTGGATGCAATCAACAAAGAAGTACATAAATTAATGAATAGCATGTATGGGACCACTACCCCAACGGAGGAAGTACAACCCACACCTGCGGAGGGATAGGCTTATGGAATACATAAAGGAATTGTGGGAATCGACACAACCAATCCTCGCGGCAATTGTATTGTTTGCCGCAGGGCTAACGGCACTCGGAGTTATCGCATCTAAATTTGGAATCGTGGGGAATATTATGACGAGATTACGATTAGCATCGTGCCCCCAAAAGGCAGCCTTTGACCAAAGGCAAACACATCAAGACATCAAGATAGAGCAAGTACATAAACAAATCATTGGGTTGGCGGAGGACACAACCCTTTCTATGGGTGCCCAGATTGCAATGCACTGTTCTTTAGCAATTCAACGTGGGAACTTTCCGTTTTACGAAAAAGCATTTGTTCAAAGTTTAATGGACCGGTACCGTGAACGAGGGGGCAACCATGGGGTGGATCTCATATTTGACAAGGCGATGCTTCTTCCAGAAGAAACCGAAAAGAAACGTCGCTGCACTGATAACGCTTAGGCGTTTTTTTATTGGAAAGGAAATAAATTATGGCAAGTCAAATTAATATTTCCGGCAAGAATCTCATGCTGGATGCCTTATCCGCTGCTTGCGGGTATTTGGCATTGTATACTGACGCTGCCGGTACTGTCGAAGTCTCTGGGGGCAACCCGGCATACGCAAGAAAACCAGTCACATATAACGCTGCTGCTGCCGGATCAAAGACAACCGCAGCGGATGTCACGTTTGATGTTCCCGCGGGGGTAACGGTTCGTGCAATGGGTATGTGCACAGCAATAACCGGAGGAACCCAACACACCGTAGACGAACCCGCAGCCATAGAATCTTTCACAGGGCAGGGCGAATTTAAGGTAGCAGCCGGCACTGGCTTAGCGGTTAACTTAACCTAAAGGGGGTGAATCCCCATGGCAATAGCGTTCAGAAGTAAAGGGGCATGGGTGGCCGGCACAACGTCTATTTCAATGACGATGCCAACGACTCATGCTGCTGGCGACTTGTTGTTGATGTTCATTCATACTTGCAACAATGCCGTCACAACACCGCCGGGTAACGGGTGGCAGTTGCTTTCTCCGTCTCCGGTATCCACAGGCTCGGCTAATACCGCTTTAGGTGTACGGCTGACTGTTTATTGGAAGATTGCACAATCCTCATCCGAAGCGGCTCAAACCGTAGCGGTAACGGGGGGCACCGCCACCAACGGAATCACGGTAGCCTATAGCGGTGTAGACAATACAACGCCATTTGACCTAACACCAGTTTCAGCAGTAGCGGCGGCAAGTACAGCGAATCTATCTTTCCCGACGCTGACAACCGTCACGAACGGGGCAATGATTGTCAATGCTGTTGCTCTGGACAATGATGGCAACAGTTCTTCGCTTGTCACCTCTCCTGTTAATGCGAGTTTGGAGTCTGCGAATTTAAGGCATGGCCAGACCGTTTCCACAAGTACTGGTGGTGGTATCTCATTCATCGATGGTATCAAAACAACAGTAGGGCTTATTTCCGCAACCACGGCAACGGTAGCGGCAGCGGCAAGGGCATATTTAACCATTGCGTTAAGACCTATTATAACCGAATCCCACACTGGAACCTTTTCAATTTCGCAGTCTTCATCGGTTGAATCCTTGGGAATCAAAAGAGGCAAAGGAAATTATGCAATTGACCAAGCCTCAGCAATAACAATTTCCGGGGTCAAAAAAGCCTCGGGCATTGGTTTAGTTTCACAGCCCTCAGAGGTAGTTTTTGTCGGTAAGAAAAAGGCGAGTGGAGTTTTGGCAATTAGCCAGGCATCCGAGATTCAGACCGCACCGAAAAAGGTTGTTAGCGGGGAATTTAACATCCCCCAGGATTCTTCGATTTCGGTTATTGGTAAAAAAATAGCCAAAGCGATTTTTCTAATCGATCAGACAAGTGCCATTGTTTCCGCCGGCATAAAATTAGGGATAATTGAGCGATATATAGGCGAATTTGTCATAACCCAAGCGTCAAGTATAGTTTCGTATGGAATCAAGAGAAGTGTTGGAATTTCAACGATTTTTCAAGGCTCTAATTTGAGTTCTAACGGACGAAAAGTGGCAAGGTCGACACTTAGTATTACCCAAAACAGTGGCGTTTCAACGTCCGGGCGGAAAATGGCCATCGGGAGTGTAAATATCACTTCGATAGCTTCAATAACGACCAACGGCAAGAAAATAGCCTATGCCTTTTTGAGCATATCAGTTCAATCTGCAATCAGCATAACGGGAACGGCTCGAATTTTCACGGATGAGATAATCGCCGGAATACGCAGAGGCACATCGGCACTATTCGGTATCGTCCATGGACGCTCTGCTTTGGATAATCGAGCCCAAGGCACATCAGCCACTTTAAGAAAAAGCACCGGGATTTTCCGGATCAACAACAAAAAGAAAGGAACGGTGGAAATAAATGATTGACCTGAAACAAGGTGAAGGATACGTCTTCGAACAGGTTGTAACTGACAGTAGCGTCGAGGGTGGTCTTGCGGACTTAACCGGAGCCGAAGCTTGGCTTTCGTTCCGCAAAATTGGCACAGCTGATACCAAGCACAAGAAATGTACTATCGACCAATTGACAGCCAAGGTGTCCGTTGCATTGACCGGGGGCAACACGCAAGAGGCCGGGAACTACAAAGTAGAAATGAAAATCTGGCTTAATGACCTACCGCTGGTACTCATGCAGGATGAAGTGCGGGTTGCGGATTCCGAGATGCCAGAGATGCCCACAGTCAATACTCTATAATCACACTTTAATCGGGTCACTTCGGTGGCCCTTTTTTATTTGTCAAAAAATATCTTTCCGCTATGTTTTCCGCTATTCGTGTATGTTCGTGGGTGTTTACTTGCATGTTTTGAAATCTATAAAATACCCTCAAAAACATTGAAAAACCCCGGAAAACCAAAGCTTCCGGGGTCTCCAATTTGGTGAGGCGCGAGAGACTCGAACTCCCAACCGACAGATTCGAAGTCTGCGAATATCCTTTTACTTTCCAAGGGCTGCGGGCTTTTTTCCGCTCTGCTTTCCGCTGCTTTTCGTCTCTCCGTCTATTATCTTCCTTGCCATTTCCAAAGTATCATCGTCAAAATGAGTGTAGATCTTCGATGTAATAGAGATTGAGGCATGGCCCATGAGCCTTGACGCAATATTTATCGGGACACCCTTCTTTTCGAGGTCAGTGCAGTAGGTATGTCTCATACAGTATAGGGTCAGTGAGGGCGAAACAAGGGCTGTGACGGGTTTTTCTGCCTTTGCCGCCTCTTCGTCCAATACCCGCTGCATTTCTTCCTTAAACCGCTTCCAGGACGTGTCGACGGTGGCCTTTGTCATGGGTGATTTACCGTCCATTTTGGTGCAGACGTAATCAAACGGGTTTCCTTTATGAAATTTGAAAGCTTTAGGTACCGGGACCTTTCGTATTCCAGCCTTGGACTTCGATTGCTGGACATTTATCACGTCGGTAATATCCATCCACTTAAGTCTTTTTACTTCCGAAGGGCGAAGCCCGCAATAAAGCATGATCCGTACGAACAACCCAAACGGGTGGTATTCGGAGACTTTCAAAATCAAGTCTCTTTCACTTTCCGTAATCGACCGTCTTTTTAGATCATCTTTACCTTCCGGGAGTGCCAACCCTTTAGTGATGTCGGGTATTAGGCTGTTTTCATACGCGAGACGAAAGATTTCACGCAAAGTGGTATATGCCTTTTTTCGATATGAAAGAGACATCCCTCGATACCTATTTAGGGTGCGCTGCAGGTGGACCGGCTTTATATCCCGGAGCTTAAAAGGACCGAGCTCGTCTATCATCCCTTTGGTGAGCTTTTCGATTTCGTGGTACCATTCAGGCGAAACAGCAGGCTTTTTGTAGTCGCTTAGGTATTGCTTGACCCAATCCGAAAACTTCATTGTCGAGGACGTGGTGATGAAGTTGTCGATTTCGTATTTCTTGCGAGCAACCGCGGCCCACTTCTCCTCTACGGACTTCGCCTTCACGTCAATTTTGACACCATTGTATTTTCGATTATATCTGTTCTCGTCCTTGGCCATAAACTACTCCTTTTTTTCAGCCTTCGGTGGCTTGGCAGTTAACGCCTTGTTGATTTTCTTTCGGTACTCTTGGGCCTTTTCGCATTCGGCCACTTCTCTTTTCAAGACTTCGTCGGAAATAACCGCGGTGATATCTTCGTTCGTCACCTTGGTATCCGGCGCAATTTTTTTGAGGGTTTTCCTTATAACGTCGAGAACCGGGTCCGAGAGAATAATTTGACCTAGCATCCCCTTGTTGATAAGCTGCTTCTGTGCGAGGTAGGCCTCAAGGCTGGTATTCTTCGCCTTGCCCATGGACTCCTTGGTGAGCATGAATAGCATGTCGATATCGGACTCTTTTTTCGCATTCAATTCCAAAAAATTGAACTCAAACACAAGCTCGTGCTCCACTGGTTTTGTGAATAATATTTTGTAGACCTTCCAAAAAATGCCGTTTGAAAGGACAACCCATTCAATGCCGGAATTGGCTCCGTAATTCACCGCCTGGGTCAGGTGATTTTCCTTTAGATTTGTGGCGGCCGATTTAGCCTCAATCAATAGCTCGATTTTGCCATTAAGCTTAATAGCCAAGTCGCAAAAACACTTCTTTATCGCTTGCTCGGAAGTGATCTCTGTGTATTTGTCATACCCTAAAACGTCGGCGAGAATGTCGACAAGAATTGTAACGGTATCACTTTCATTGACATCTTGGCTTTCGGCCTTGCTGAGAACTGGCTTGTATTTTTTTATACCCTCAACTAACCGTTTTTTTACTGTAACCGGAATACTCATAGCTTGCTCCTTTCAAAGATAATCCCTTAAACATAATCGTATTATTACAAGCGTTCCGTAACAAACGCTTTGCTTACCTATCTTCGTCAATCTTGTCGAGAGTTCTCGTAAATTCTTCAAATTCAAAATTCAAGGCCTTAATAAGTTTCATAATAACCGGCAGCGATGCGACGCGGCGGCCTGTTTCATAGTGGGCAACAGTAGAAGTTTCAACCCCAATCATTTCTGCGAGTTGCGGTTGCGTTAGGTTTAAATTTTCTCGCTTGCCCTTAATGAAAGCACCAAATTCTTTACGGATTTCTTCTTTTTCCATGGAACTGCGCCTCCTTTCGTAAGGTAAACGGAGTATACTGCAATAATGGCGAAACGTCAAGTATCTGCGTCCAACGCATAAATATTATAAGAGAACCACGAAAAAAAACTTGACACATTGGCGAAACGCCATTATTATCAAGATATCGCATGGCGAATCGCCAAGAAGAAAGGAGGGGAAATTTATGGCAGACATCAAGTTCTCGATCATGAGAGGTAAAATAGCGCAGATGGGGCTGACTTATGCAGAAGTAGCGAAAGAACTCGGAATACACGAAAGCACCTTTGCCAACAAAATTAATGGAATTTACGATTGGAAGCTGGAAGAAATAGTCAAATTGCTTACATTGTTTAACATGAGTTTTAATGACTTGTTCGAGATTTAGTTTCTTTTTTTAACCGTAACATGGCGAATCGCCAACATTTAACGAAAGGAAGGCGGGCGATGGACAAAAAAGCAATGATCCAATCCATGAAGGACTACCGGGGCGGCCGCGACCATATCTGCGTTGCGCACCTAGCGGCATACCGGGAAACCAGCGAAAGGAAAGCCGCAAAGCTGGTCGAAACCCTGCCATATATCAGGGAAGGCCGGCGGCGGGATTACCAAATCGAAGATGTTGTTGAGAGATTATGGGATCGAAGAGAGTTAGGAGAATGAAAAATGTCTTTGCTAAACAAAACCAAGGAACATGAAATAAACGGATCATACGATGAGCGCACCGGCCAGGTTTACCAAATTAAAAACGTGGCCAACGGTGAGAGCATCGATGGGCTTTTTTACACCGAGGATTTCGCCTTAGACACTATGGCGACATACGCCGATATCTTTGGCATCCCGGAGGGCGAATTGGAGGTGCGGAAATGAACAGATCTAGCAATAAGTATTTAAGACTGCAAATGATAACGATTTTAGAGGGCGCAATCGCCGAATTGGAGAGGATGGGCCTGATATGAAAAAGCAAAAACCAATCATGCGAGCCTACGTGCCAATTAGCCGCGAAGGGCGATTCCTTCTAACCGTAATATTCATGCTGGCCGCCATATCGCTGGTGGGGATAACCTTCATCATCAAAGGCCAAGAAGCCCAGGGCGAAATGCTCAACCAGACGATGAAAGCATCCGAACAGCTACAGGCAACGGTGGACGCAATACAGGCGGAGGTTTCGGCGGATGAACTCATAGGCACATTCAAGGCGACCGCATATTGCGCCGGATTCGGCGATGGCTGCCCGGTCTGCGGGACCAACGGCATCACTTCGACAGGCACAAAGTGCTCGCCGGTTGGCAGCGACTTGGTAACAATCGCAGTTGACCCCAGGGTGATTCCATACGGTACCAAGCTGAAAATAGTGTACCCGGACGGTTCGATCATCTTCGGACTTGCGGAGGACACCGGCGGGTTTGCCGGCAAAACGACCTTCGGAACGTACCAAATCGACGTGTGCTACGCGAACCACGAAGAAGCCCTGCAGCGCGGGGTTAAGCAAGTAAAGGTCTATGCGGTGAAAGGAGAGTGAGATGGAATACGCAATGTACAAAATCCTATGGGATAGTCTCAAGGAAGTCTTATCTAAATACCAAGGCACAGACTTCGTCGATAAAACAATCCAAATCATTGTGGGATTGATGGAAGAGCAAGAAGCCGAGGCGCGAGACATCATGGCGGAAGCCGAAAAAAGTGTCGCTTTTGGCAGGGTAATCGGTTCATTGGATAAGCTCGCGCAGAAAGGAGAATGAAATGTCTGAAATAACAAAGGGAACCCGGCTTGAAAGTTATATCCAGCGGCCGGTGAGAAGATGCGACGTAATCCTTGATTTGTTTGACCGGCACAACTCGCCGATGTCCGCAAGAATGGTTGCGAGAGCCTTGGGCTTCCACGATATGAACATGGTCCGGCCAAGAATAAACGAGCTGGTCAAAGCCGGATGGCTTGTCGAATGTGGGAAGGCCTACGACAACACCACAAGCCGGAATGTGGCGGTGTGGATGATAAAGAAAGGAGATTGTTGAATGAGAGATTTTGAGCTCATGTATTTGGAAAAGATGGACGACTTCGACCGCTTTTTCAAACTCATCAAATGGCAAACGGAAATCGGTAAGCGGCTACTATCGGCGCATTACCGGTACGAAATCAAAAAGCGCGTCGACGACCCATCAAAGGAATTTGTAACCGAGTGGATCGAAGTCAAGGCAGACGGTTACATGTACAAGGTTAACGTGAACTGTAACTCCCAACTAGCCAACGAAAAACAACTGCTGGCGGTACTGTGCTTTCCAAACGAAATCTGCGGGCTGATTAGCAAGGATGGCTACTGATGGCCGAGTATATCCCCGGCGAGCTTGCAGACAACGCGCAGGGCGGCAGGGAATACGAGGACTGGTATTATGGCTCGGAAAGAGGGCCGGACGAGGAGCAAGACAATGGAACTGAGCAAGATTGAAAGCGGGCGAAAAGCATTCGTCGAAATGAGGGAAGAATTTAACAGAACAAGGAGCCGCAAAAACATGGCCATGGACTTCGCGCTCACATGCGAAGGCTCAAACGAGTGCGTCGAACGGCGCGAGCGATACCAAAACGGAGAACAAGTTATAACCATTGCCGGAGTATATTGCCGGTATTAAGGAGGAGCAAATGTCAAAGGACGAACAGTTAATCGAAAACATGAAGCTGTACAGTAAGTACCGCGTTGTGCCAAAGGAGGCCCAAAAAACCATCGAGGGCGGCAACATAAACGGCTTCACGTCTATCAACCCAATGTGGCGAATACAGGCTTTAACGGAGGAATTTGGGCCTTGTGGATGCCCAGTTGAAATGACGAAAGAAAACAAGGGCTGGTTCCCAGAAATCGTAAAGTATGGCCCTGAACCATCTATGGCTTCCGACGAGGTAATCGCCTCCATGGAAATAAAACTTTACTACAACGACGGTGCCGGTTGGCGGTGGGTTCCAGGGATTGGAAGCTCGCGGTCGGTCAAAACGCAAAAGAGCGGGAACAAGGTCAACGACGAATGCTACAAGATGGCCTTTACGGATGCCATAAGCGTGGCATGCAAGCTGCTCGGATTCGGCGCAGACATTCACTGGTCAGACGGCAGTAAATATGACGAGCTTCCCACGCCGGAACCAAAGAAGCCCGAAGATCTACCAACCGCGAAGATATCCGAAGCAAGGGCAACCGCCATGAGCGAATACTGCGACAAACACCACATTGATATTCCTGCGGCCCTGAAGCCATATGGCGCGGAAACGGTCGCAGACCTCACAAACGCGCAAGCAGACGAATTTAAAGCAAGCCTGAAAGGAGCAAAGAAATGATCCAATTTGATGAAGCAACCCACAAATACTACAACGGCCTGGACGAGCTGATTTCAGTCACCACACTACTCAAAAAGCATGGAATTGCGCCAGACTACTCAAATGTCGACAAAAAGGTGCTAAAATGCGCCGCCGACAAGGGAACCGCAATTCACGAAATGATTTCGGAATTTGTCGACTTTGGAGAGTTTGACGAAAACTCTCCCTACGCGGATCACGTCCGGAGGTTCGCCCGCGAAAGCGTTTCAGAAGGACTCGAATACGCATATTCGGAAATCGTGCTTGGAAACGACATTGTCGCCGGGACCACAGACCTCATGAGCCCGGATTCCATGGCGGACATTAAGACTGGCCAGACCATCGACAAGGAATACTGCAGGTGGCAGCTTTCCATTTACGACTATTTGGCAGGCCCCGGGCGGCAACTTCATATCATCCACTTGACCGATGAATTTTGCAAATTCATACCGGTTCAGCCGGTGCCCATTTTCGAGATTGAAAGACTGCTTGAATGCGAGCGCAAAGGGATTATATACACCAGAGCCGACGTGCCGGCGGAGATTATGGACGTTGGTACCGGCATCGCGCTACGGTACTTCAAAGCGGAAGAACTCCTCAAGGCAATTGAAGCGGAGCTTTCCGAGTGGAAACAGACGACCCTTGAAGCCATGGAGAAAAACGCAATCAAAAAGTACGAGAACGACGTGATTTCTATTACCTACGTGGCCCCCACAACGCGCGCGTCAGTCGATTCAAAGAAGCTAAAGGAACAATACCCCGACGTGTACGAAAAATGCGCTAAAACCTCAAACGTGAAGGCCAGCCTGCGGGTTTCGAGGAAGGGCGATGCATAAGCTAACAAAAGCCTGCGCGATACCACCAAAGGTAAAAAGAATCGTCGAGGAGCGGGATAATGGCTGGTGTGTCCTTTGTGGCCTACCCGGGAAACCGGAGGCTCACTTCATAGCCAAGTCGCGCCATGGGCTAGGAATACCGGAAAACATCATCACCCTTTGCCGGCCCTGCCATGACCAATACGATTTCCACGACTTCGACGGGACCATTGAGAGAAGGCTCCGCGAATACCTAGAAGAATATTACCCAGGCTTCCCAGACGACCAAAGAATTTATAACAAGTGGAGGTCACGATGATGGAAAAATCAAAGGCAGAAGTCGAGACGATGGTAACTGACTTCCTGAAAATGATCGGCGAGGAGCGGTACACCGTAGAACTCCGATCCAAGAAAAGCAAAAGCCGGGATGCCAATTCATATTTGTGGGTGCTTTGCGACAAGATAGCCAAGGAAGTTAAATCAACAACCCGGGAGGAAGTATACCGCAAAGCCATTAAAGACGTCGGAGTTTATGACGATTTGGCGGTCAGTGAAAAGGCTACGCAAAGACTACTCAAAGGGTGGAATGAAAAAGGGATTGGCTGGTTTTCCGAATCATTCGGTGAATCGAAGGTCAAAGGGGCCGACAAGGTCAGAGTATATTACGGCAGCAGCATATACAGCAACGAGGAAATGTCGGTACTGATTGACGAGGTTATTTTCCGGGCGAAGGAACTAGGAATTGAGACACTCCCTCCGGATGAGGTTGAGCGGTTGAAGGACCTTTGGGGTGCGAAAGGAGGATCAGGTGGCGAACAGACGAATGATAGCGAAGACAATAGTGGAAAGTGACGCCTTCCTAGATATGCCTGCATCAACAAGGTTGCTCTATTACGACTTAAATATGAGGGCGGACGACGACGGATTTATCAATGCGCCTAAAAAAATATTGAGAGAAACCGGGGCATCTACGGACGACTTGGGGCTGCTTATCCTTAAGAAATTCATCATTCCATTTGATAGCGGCATTGTGGTCATTAAGCATTGGAGAATACACAACTATATCCGAAAAGACACTTATACCGAGACAAAATACAAGGACGAGAAAGGAACCCTGACATTTGACCTAAATAACGCCTACACCACTGAAATTTCAACACTAATTGAACCCGTCGACGAGCCGTCGACGCAGGTAAGGGAAGGTAAGGGTAGGTTAGGTAAGGTTAGGTTAGGAGAGAGGGGGGAGCTCGCGCCGTATGGAGTAAGGAAAAACGTTCTTCTTTCCGAGGACGAATATGCAGAGATTGTGACGAAATACGAAGCTCCTAAAAGCCGCATTGATAAGATTTCACTTTACCTTGCGAATGCACCTAGAGAATACGAGGATCACTACGCGCTTATTGAGAAAATAGCCAGCGAGGACTTATGGGCAAGAAAAAAGGTCGAAGAAGAAATACCCGCGCCCATTAACCCAATATCAGACGAGGAACGAGAATCGCTTATGGAGCAATGCAAGAACGTGCTAGGAGGAACAATATGAAATTCATCATTGAAGAAGTACCACCAACGGAAAACCAATTCAGGGGCCGGCAGAATGTGTGGTCATACCGGAGCGAAAAGGCGAGATGGACACAGATGGTTTTTTATGCCTGCAAGTTTGCACCGCATGAAAAAATCACCGGCAGGGCAACGGTCAAAATCACTTATTTTTTCAAAGGGTTTCAAAGGAGGGATGCGGACAATTATTCCGGGAAGTTCATCTTGGACGGGTTGGTTAAAGCCGGGATATTGGCGGACGATTCTTTCCAACACATTGATCTGGTTTTAAGAGGGGTTTTTGGAAACAAAACCGCGCGCACTGAAATAGAGGTGGAGGGGCTTGAATGAAAGAAGACCGCGATAGATTCACAACCTGCAAAGTCTGCGGCGCTGGGATTTATTACATCGCTGGGGAGAAGGGTGGCAGGCCGCCAGCATTTTGCGACGACTGCAAGGGGGAGGCAGAACACGAGTATCGCCTTCAAAAGAACCGAAAAGCCAGAGAACGGCTCAAAATGAAAAAGGCAGGGACCGCGGCGGTGGCTGAAATAGTCAAGCCGAACGGGGTTCAAAAAAACAAAAGCATTGACGACATTATCGCGGAGTTAAGAAAGGAGGGAAAGGGGCCGGAAGCCTTCGCGGAGTACAAAAAGAAAAAAGCGCAGGAGAAAGTCACACCGATAATTATCAAGGAGGAGTCATGACAAAAGTATATATTGCCGGCCCGATTACCGGGCTACCAAAAGAAGAGTACCTCGCCGCGTTCAAGTATTGGGAGAACCAGGCGCGCGGCGAATACCCCGGGGCCATAGTCATAAACCCTGCAGAGATTCTCACGCCACTTGAAGGGATGTCTCAAGAAGAATTTATGATCATCTGCAAAGCGATGGTTGACGTTTGCGACATGGTATGGCTGATACCTGGGTGGATGTCGTCGGCCGGGGCGAGGCAAGAACGAGCACACGCGCTGGACCGCGGGATACCGGTCCTGTTCATTGAAACCTATGTTGGAGGCATGGACAAAGGAGAGAAACAAGATGGGATACTTTAGCAACGGGTCGGAAGGCATGAACTACGAGGAAAAATACTGCGAGCACTGCCAGAATTGGAAACTGCGAAAAGGCGAAATGGTCGCCGGGTGCCCGGTTTGGGACCTGCATCACAGATTCAATTATCAGCAACTGGAAGAAAAGAACGTCAAAGAAATCCTCGAAACGCTGATCCCGAAAGCCGGGGTGTGGAATGATGTTTGCGCCATGTACCTTCCTACGGCGAGCGCAAAAGAGGAAATCAACAGCATTTGGAAACTGAAAGGAGAAAACGAATGAGCGACAAAGCGAAACACATTTTAAGGAGCCATAAAACACACCAAACGCCAATGCACAAAAGCGAGGTGGTTTTCCACCAGAAGGGATTGTTTCCCAGGCATTCAGAGAAAAACAAAAACAGGAGTCACTGGCCATCGTTGGAAACTCGGTTTGGAAGTTGTAAAGACCGGGATCTGCTTGCACAAAAAATCGCAAAATCATATGAAAAGGTGGCCCGAAGTGAGTAGGGGTATGGTTGACGAGGGTGTCATAAAGGAGCTGCTACTCATCCATTTCGACATTAAGAAAATACTTTCCGATGCAATGGCGCGGTCGCAAAGGAGTGGATACCAGAGCCCATTCGGAGGGGTCATGATTATAACCATCGAAGAATTTCGAATGATACAAAGTGACTTAGCAATGCTCGAAGGAATTACAGGCCTTTTGGCAAAGCCACAAGAGAAGAAAGAGTGAAAAGGAGAAGACTATGAACAATGTTGTTTTAATCGGGAGGCTAACAAAAGACCCAGAGGTCAGGTACACCGGAGACCAAATGGCGGTGGCGAGTTTCACAGTAGCCATCGACCGGCCACAGCGAGCAGACAAGGAGAAGCAGACGGATTTCCCGCGTGTGACGGTTTTTGGGAAGCAAGCGGAGAACTGTGAGCGGTTCCTTGAAAAAGGCCGGCTGGTGGGAATAGAGGGCCGCATTCAAACAGGTTCGTACACGAACAAGGAAGGCCAGAAGATATACACCACAGACGTAATCGCGGGCCGCATCGAGTTCCTTGAATGGGCAAAGAAAGAAGGCGGGAATCATGACAGTCATGAACCGAGCGATATCCCCGCAGGATTCCAAGTCATTGACGATGACGACATTCCATTTTAAGCAAACCAAACTGGCGGGGGGCGCAATACCGCGCCTCCGCTAGGAAGAAAGGAGCGAGCAAATGACAAAAGTGAGATATGAACAAGAAGTCGTGCTGACCTATGACATTGGTGAAAACAATTCGCTTGAATATCGGATCAGGCCGAATAAGGTGGACGTAACCGCGGAAGCCCGAACAAAAAAGTCGGACATGCCAGCATTGTTGCCAGGGGATTATTATGGCACACAAGTAAAGTTCACCATCGAGAATGAAGTGATCGCTAGAATTAAAGCCATTCAAGAAATCATGAGGGACAACGCACTTGATATTCTTGAAGAAGTGGAGAGAAAGGGGCATGAAAATGGAACCGACTAAAGGCAGCGTAAGATTTGGGGTTGAAGTATCCCGGCTAGACCGAGGGTACTATGCCATTGGAATCTACTACGAAAACACAAAGATGTTCTGGGAAGATATCCGGCGGCGATATCCAGATGAATATTACGAAGATGGCACAGAAGTTAACCGGCACAACTTAAGCATTTTGCTTATCTTTTTCCAGATCACAATCGGGAGATTTTGGAGGGCTGAAAAATGACAAAATATTTGTTGGTAATCGAAATGAAAGACCATCAAAACATGTGTGACCAATGCCCAGCCTTCCACGAAGATCCGGAGTTTGGCGATGGATACTGCGCAGGGCAATGGCCCGAGGAACCCGACTACCCCGAATGCTTAAAGACCTGTCCGCTGGGGAAGGTTGTTTCAAAGCAAGAGGGCTACAGCGATTTTATCGGTCTTCTCAAGCTCCGCCTTGAAAACAAAATAAAAGCCGAGTATTTGGGATATAAGGCGGGGATCCCAGAATCGTTTTGGAAGGACAACCCGGATTGCAAGGCAGTGTTTTTCGACGGCAAGGTCGCAGGGTTGCAGCTTGCGCTAAGGATGATTGAAGAAATGGAGGGGATGAAATGAGGCCGGGAGACATAATAGAAAATCCTTGGACAACACAAGGTATGAACCCATTACATCACTCTATGTATATAAGGACAAGCGGTAAATACTTTGAATCGCTATATTACTGCCAGGGCGAAATTAAGAAGGCTCGATTTTATAAAGAAAATAAAGAAGATTTCAAAGTAGTAGGGCATTTACAAGAATATGACGATTTCAGAAATGCGGTCGCAAAATTGGCGAGAGGGAGCGAAACCAATGTGGAGGGGATGAAATGAAAGTAAAGGACATGCCTAATCCGCCAATAATGCCAGCATTTTCCTATAAAGGCAAGAGGTACTACGATGCCAATTGTAAAGACCCGTATGTTGAGGGTGTAGAGAGGTATAGAGAGAGGAGCAACGAAATGAACGAGCCGAAAAGTATGTCGCAGACGTATAAAGAAGTAGATGAATTGATGGAGACAATGCAACCGTATAACTACGCGAAATTCATGGAAATAGACATAAAATTAAAAAAGATGGCAGAGCCCATGTTGGATGAAATGAAAGAATTGAAGAAGGTGGAAGCTGTCCAAAGGTATATTTATTTGAAACGGCAATCTGATTATATCGAAAGAAATCGACTGGTTTACGGCGGACGATAAATCGTGCGGTCTGCCGCGGATCACCGCAAAGATAGAGCTGATTACGCGAATGGAGGGAAAGAGCAAATGAACGAAGTTGAAAGATGCCCGTTTTGTGGAAGCGCTGATGTCAAACCATTAACTCAAACCTTTCTGTATGACCGGAACAACAACCGGGGGAAGAGAGCCGTTGTGTGCTTGAATTGCTGGGCCAGCGTGCCCGGAAAAAACGAAGAAGAAGCCGCACGCAAATGGAACCGTTGCGCCGGCAGAGGAAGCCGATACGAAATCATGTGGAAAAGGCTGCGGACGGCCATATCAGAAGTCATAATTATGTCGGCGAGAGCAAACGGGAAGAGAGCCAAGGCCAGGGCATATATTGAGTTTGGCATGACAATGGATGCCATTGAGGCCGCGGAGAATGGCAGATTTGCAAACATGAACTTGGCCAAGGCGATAATCGGAAAAACGGAAGGAGAACCAAAATGAACAGCGAAACCAAAAACTCTGAAATTGAAGTAGTTGAGAGCCGGGCGGAAATAAAAGCCATTAACCGGTATGATAACGTTGCAGATATGACCATCACCGCAAACGAAGTAACTTTCACCAAAGTAGAAAAAATTGACATTTCTCAATTTGGGTATATTGCCCCGGGCGACACCGCAGAGATACAGACGAAAACCACGCTAGGTTATAAAGAAATCAGAAACCTTGCCGCGGCGATGGACGCGTTGGTAATGGGGAACAGAAGATTGGAGCGTGAAATAGGCGAAGTGTTCAACGGAAAAGAAGATGGGCTAAATCCTGCGGCGGTTACCATTGACGACCCAGCATGGTTATTTGACCGTAAGCCGACTAAAGAAAAGATAGTAAAAAAGCCTGGGATTATACGCTAATGGACAAGAACGCAGAACGCATTAAGCGAATATGCAGCCTTTCCCGCGAGATTAGGTACCTCGAAGATGTGATCCGCAAAATGCAGCCTGGGGTAGTCGTTGATTGGGCCAATGACTACTCCACAGGAAGGCCGCGGCCGATCACTCTATTAGGGCAGTCGGACCGGGACGGTTATTGCCGGAGCCTTGAAAGGACCATCGACGCATTGAGCAAAGAAATGAGGGAAAGCGAAGACCTTATTATGGCCTGCAAGGACCCAATCACAAGGACGGTTCTTCGGATGAGGTACGTCGAAGGAATGACCGTTGACGAGGTGTCAAAGGAAACGGGGTACAGCGCAGACGCAATAAAGTGGCGGCAGAGGGTTTTTTTCGCAAAACTTTAAACCTTTTTAAACCTTTTTCTGTGTTTTAATTATAGTGAGGACGAGCAAATGAAGAGGAAGAAAGCGTGCGAAGTGTGCGGCAAACGGGTCGCGATCATCGTAACCCACAACAAGGACAGGCACACATACTGCGCTAAGCATGGCAGGAAAGCCCTCACTGACATCGAAACAAGAAAATGGCTCCTTTAATGCATATATATACTCGCGGAAAGAGCACCCTTCGCAACCGGGTGCTTTTTCCTTTGTGCGAGAGGAATGAGATAAGGCATGGCAGAACTATATACCAGCGCCAAGTGGAAGCGTAAGCGCGAGGCCATCCTAAAGCGGGACGCATATCGGTGCGTTGAGTGCAAGAAGTATGGGAGGATAACCCAGGCTGTGCTTGTTCACCATATCAAACCCTTTGAGGAGTACCCAGAGCTGGCCTTGGACAGTAACAACCTAGAGAGCCTATGCAGTGCTTGTCACAACATGAAGCACCCAGAGAAAGGTACCAGCGGGCTCAAAGCAAGAAGATATACATAACGGTGTAGCGGTGCAACTCCGTTCAATGGCACCCGAAGGACCAGATAGTAACTGGCTCGTCACAGTGTGCCGTCCGGCGTGAAGGCGCGGGGAATCACGAGGGAGACGAGAGTAACGTCCGAAGCGTGAGAATATACGCATAGCATGCGAGCCACTTGTTTTTGGTAGCCCCCCCTCTTCGTGGAGGTGGATTTTTTTATCCCCACACTGGCGGGGGTTTAGGCTNNGGTTTAGGCTTCCGAACGCGCCAATATTTCAGAAAAGGGGGGGAACCCAATTGAACATTGAAATCACTGACATTCACAAGATAAAACCCTACAAAAACAACCCCAGAATCAACGAAAAAGCGGTGGAAAAAGTGGCCGCAAGCCTGCGGGAGTTTGGATTCCAGCAGCCAATTGTAGTTGACCGGGGGGGGGTAGTAATCGTTGGGCATACCAGACTAAAGGCAGCCATCAAGCTAGGCCTTACGGAAGTGCCTGTTTTGTATGCCAAGAACCTCACCGACGAGCAAGTCAAAGCGTACCGGCTGGCGGACAACAAGACGGCGGAGTTTTCGGAATGGGATTTCCAAATGCTCGCCGCTGAATTGGACGACCTTAAAGAGATTGACTTTGATATGGAGCCGTTTGGTTTCATTGAAGCCGAAGAGGTAGAAGAGGACGACTTCGACGAGGAAGCGGCCCTGGGCGAAGTTGACGTGCCAATCACGAAGATGGGCGACGTCTGGAAGCTCGGACCGCATAGACTTCTTTGCGGCGACGCCACATCGGAAGAGGCGGTCGCAATGCTTATGAACGAGCGCGAGGCGGATCTAGTTTTAACTGATCCACCTTACAACGTGGACTACGAAGGCGCGACAAAAGACAAACTGAAAATCCAAAACGACAACATGAGCGACGACAGCTTTTTGCAGTTCCTCACAGATTCGTTCCAACGGATGTATGAGAGCTCGAAAAAAGGCGCGGCGATATATGTGTTCCACGCGGACAGCGAAGGATACAATTTCCGAAAGTCATTCAAGGATGCCGGGTACGCTCTTAGGCAATGTCTTATTTGGGTGAAGAACTCAATGGTCATGGGCCGGCAAGATTACCAGTGGCAGCACGAGCCTATCCTTTACGGATGGAAAGACGGTGCGGGCCACGCGTGGTATTCCGATCGAAAGCAAACAACGATTATCAGGTACGACAAGCCGACGAAGAACGCGGATCATCCAACGATGAAACCGGTTGGCCTTTGCGGGTACCTGATTGGGAACTCCAGCAAGGAGGGAGATATTGTTCTTGATCCGTTTGGTGGAAGCGGGAGCACGCTTATTGCCTGCGAGCAAGCCGGGCGGGTGTGTTACACCATGGAGCTGGGCGAGAAATACTGCGACGTTATCGTGAAGCGATGGGAGGCATTGACCGGGCGCAAAGCGGAACTGATGGAATGAAGGTGAAACGATGGAGCCAAAAGCGGAAGCGTACAAAAAACAGATCATAAAAAAAATGCAAAACGTCGGCACTTACAATGTCAGCTTCATGTATGCGATAGACACCTTTGCCAAAGTGCTGGCGGATTACGATAAAGCCATGGAGCAGCACCAGTCGACCGGCGGGCATATTATGATTAAGCACACAAATAAAAACGGGGCGACGAACGCAATCAAGAACCCTGTATACTTGGCGATTGAAAACCTCCGAAACGACATTGTCACTTACTCTAGGGAACTCGGCCTAACACCTGCGGGGCTGAAACGAATCAACCAAGAGGGCAACGCGCCTCCAGCAAAAGTAAGCAAGCTGGAAGAGGCGCTGGGAGCCATGCAGCGTGATTAAAAGCAAGCACCTTGACGAAGTCATGGCATACGCGAATGGGATTGTCTCCGGGGTGATAGTCGCCAACAAGGATCGGGTCCTCGCGTGCCAGAGATTTTTAGACGACCTCAAAAACGACAAATGGGATTTCAGACCGAAGGACGCAGAGTTTATTATTCGGATCATCGAAAAGACATTTGTGCATATCAAGGGGCCGGCGAGGGGGCAACCTTTTCTTTTAGAATCGTGGCAGAAGTTTTGCTGCTACAATATCGCAGGTTTTTACTTAAAGGGAACAACTGAAAGGCGCTTCAAAGAGGCGTTTATTTTTATACCGAGAAAGAATGCCAAGACGTTATTCGCCTCTGCCTTGGGCTGGGCGCTGGCGCTTCTTGAGCAAAACCAATATTCAGTTCTTTACATCATTGCGACAAAGCTCGACCGGGCCATGGAATCATTTGAGAATATTTTGAGCAATATAAAGAACATGGGCGAGCGGGACAATTTCAAAGTGCTGGACAACAACTCGGAGCACAGCATAAGCCGAACCTTTACCGACGCGCAAGGAAACGAAAAAGGGGCCATGAAAATTCAGGCCCTGGCAAGCGACACCGAGCGAGCCGATGGTCTGAACGCAAACATCATAATCTTGGACGAGCTTCACGCTTACAAAAAGGTGACGGATTATTACGTGTACAAGCAGGCGATGAAAGCCTACATCAACCGGCTCCTTATTGGCATCACGACCGCCGGAAAAGATATGAGCAGCTTCTGTTATCAGCGGCTTAGCTATTGTCAAAAGGTACTAGCAGGGAGCATTGAAGATGATCAGTATTTCATCTTCATTTGCATGGCAGACAACCCGGAAGATTACACGAACCCAATTGAACACGAAAAAGCAAATCCAAATTACAGGGTGACCATAAGGCCCGGGGACATTTTGGACGAAGCTCTGCAGGCGCAAAACGACCCAAGCGGGCGGAGTGAGTTTTTAAACAAGTCACTGAATGTTTATACAAACGTTATCGGGACCTACTTTGACATATTTGAAGTTCAGGCCTCCGACGAGTGCTACGACTGGACGCTTGAAGAACTGGCCAAGCTACCAATCAACTGGTACGGGGGTGCGGACCTTTCAAAGCTCCATGACCTTTCCGGTACCGCGTTGCATGGAAGGTACCAGGGAGTGGACATTTCCATAACCCATGGGTTTATTCCAATAGTCATGGCGCAGCTCAAAGCGACAGAGGATAACATCCCGTTTTTCTGGTGGCAGGAAAAAGGCTGGCTGACCTTGTGCAACAGTGAGGTCATAGACTACGACGATGTAGTCAAGTGGTTTAAGGCCATGCGTGAGATGGGATTCAAAATCCGGTGGGTCGGATATGACCGAAGGTTCTCCCGAGAGTTTATCGCCAAGATGAAAGCGGCAGGGTTCCGGGTTAAGGACCAGCCCCAACGGTATGTGGAAAAGACCGAGCCTTTCCGGGAGATAGAAAAGCAAATCAAACAAAAAAAATATTACCACTGCCACAACAAAGCTTACGAATATTGCATAAGCAACGTCCACGCCATTGAGGATAGCGACGATTTTGTCAAGTTCCAAAAGGTGCAACCGACACAGCGGATCGATTTATTCGATGCCGATGTTGTGGCCACAAAACAGATGATGATTGATGCTGAAAAATCAAGCAAATCCAAAGAGTGGTTTGATAAGGAGTGAGTAGATGAAAAAAAAGCGAAGCGCTGCCAATGGCAACCCCATTGAAAAAAGGGATGCGTTGACCTCATGGCTGGCCAGCCCGGGGTCATACGATACCTTGTGTGTCAGCGGATATACCAGATTGTCAGACAACCCAGAAGTGCAGATGGCAGTGAATAAAATTGCGGACCTTGTTTCGTCTATGACCATTCACTTGATGAAAAACACGAACAATGGTGACGTCCGGGTCCAAAACGAGCTGTCAAAGAAAATAGACATCTCCCCGAATCTGAACATGACCAGAAAAACATTGATGCACCACATTGTGAAAACAATGCTACTTGAAGGGAACCAAGTCACATACCCAAGGACGCAAAACGGACTCATTGAAAGCTTGGACCCGCTGAAACCATCAAGGGTTAGCTTTGTAGAAAATGGGAACTCGTACTTGGTGAGGTACGGCTCCGAAGTGTACGACCCACAGAACCTTTTGCACTTCGTGATGAACCCTGACCCGGAAAGACCTTGGATGGGGACGGGGTACCGAGTTGTGTTAAAGGACGTCATTCAAAACCTGAAACAGGCCGCCGCAACTAAAAAGGGATTCATGGAATCCAAGTGGAACCCATCTGTAATTGTCAGGGTGGATGCTTTGGCGGACGAGTTTTCAGGGAAGGAAGGCAGAGGGAAATTTCTTGAAGAATATGTGGAGGCGCAGGCCGCAGGCCAGCCTTGGCTTATCCCTTCGGATCTGCTTGACGTTCAGATCGTCAAACCGTTATCCCTGCAGGACCTTGCAATAAACGACGCGGTCACACTGGACAAAAAGACCGTAGCTGGGATTATAAACGTTCCGCCGTTTATGGTTGGCGCTGGCGAATACAACAAGGACGAGTATAACAACTTTGTCGGGTCGACCATTCTTTCGGTTGCACGAGTAATCGAACAGGAGTACACCCGAAAGCTGCTGCTTTCCCCGGACCTTTATTTCCGGTTTAATTCGCGTGCGCTTTTCGACTATGCCATCCAAGAGTTATTCGGAGTGGCACAAGAAGCATTTGTCCGAGGAATCATGACTGGGAATGAAGCCAGGGGGTGGTTAAACTTACCGCCGTTAAGCGGGCTTGATGAGTTAGTTATCCTTGAAAACTTTATTCCAATTGGGTCCATTGCCGACCAAAAAAAATTAAAAGGAGATAAGTGATGGAAAGAGAAAAATTCCAAATAAGAGCGCTTAACATGGAAATCGAAAAGCGGGCGGACTCCGGCGAGGGCGACTTGTTCCTTGAAGGGTATTTCGCCGTTTTCAATTCGATTTATGAGCTGTGGCCAGGCGCAACAGAAAGTATCGCCCCGGGCGCGTTTTCCGATGCCATGAGCGGAGACGTTAGAGCACTATACAACCACGATCAGAACCTTGTCATGGGAAGGACAGCGGCAGGCACGCTTGAACTCAAAGAGGACAGCCGGGGCCTGTGGGGAAGAATCAAAATCAACCGAGAGGACAGCGACGCCATGAACGCATACTCGCGTATCCAACGCGAGGACGTCACTCAATGCTCGTTTGGATTTGACATAGAAAAAGAGTCCATGGAAATGAAGGACGACGGTTCCGTCCATTGGACGATTGAAAAAGTTAATCCTTTGTATGAAATCTCACCCTGTGTCTTTCCGGCTTACCAAGAAACAACCGTTTCGGCCCGAAAGCACGACCTTGAAGAAATCAAAAAAAGAGAATTTGACAAGTGGCGCGAAGAAGCGCGCAGAAAACTAGGAGGTAAATAATGGCTCTAAAAGTTTTGATGTTGAGAAAAAAGCTCAACGAGAAGAATAAGGAACTGGCAGACCTGCGCAAAGCGGCCGAAAGCTTTACAACCCGAGAAGCCGAGCTGGAGAAATCCATCGAGGAAGCTGCGACCGAAGAGGAAAAGGCAACGGTTGACGAAGCCATTGACGAGCTCGAAAAGGAAAAGTCAGAAAGTGAAGAGGCGGCCACTGCCCTCGAGACCGAGATTAAAGGAATCGAAACCGAAATTGAGGAACTCGAACGCAGCGCCCCAAAATCCGAAACAAAAGAAGCAGTTAAACCTAACGAGAGAGGAGAAAACAGAAGTATGAATACAAGAAAGTTTTATGGCATGACTCCCGAACAGCGCGATGCGTTCTTCGCACGTGACGATGTCAAGGGCTTCATCGATGAAGTAAGAACCCTAAAAACCAGAGGCATTACCAACGGTAGCCTGAGCGTACCGGAAATCATGCTGGAAGTTCTGCGCAACAACATTGAGCAGTATTCTAAGCTGGCCAAATACGTGACTCGCAAGGCCATTGCCGGCACCGCAAGACAAAGCATCATGGGCGCTGCCCCTGAGGGCGTTTGGATGGAGGCCGAAGGCGAACTCAACGAGCTTGACATGGCCCTGAACCAAGTTGAAGTCGACGGCTTTATGGTCGGCGGAATCATATGGGTTCACAACAACCTGCTCAAAGACAGCGACCTTTCCCTTGGTTCGGAAATCATGGACCAGTTGGGAAAAGCAATCGGAAAAGGCAACGACCGCGCAATCCTTTACGGATCTGGCGTCAAAATGCCTCTTGGCATCGCAACAAGACTGGCGCAAACATCCCAGCCTTCCGATTGGGGTACATACGCTCCTGCATGGGCAGACTTGCACACAACCAATGTTCTGAAACTGAACATCGACGGCACAACCGGCGCAGCCTTCTACGCATCTTTGATAGCGGCTTTGGGCGTTGCAAAACCGGACTACTCCGACGGTACTTGTTTCTGGGTCATGAACAGAAAAACACACATAAAACTGTCAACCAAAGCGCTGGCGTTTGATGCCGCTGCCGCCCTTGTTGCTGGCATTCACAACCAAATGCCAATCGTCGGTGGCGACATCGTAGAGCTGGAAATGGTTGGCGACAATGAAATTATCGGCGGATTCGGGTCTTTGTACCTGCTCGCTGAAAGAGAAGGCTCAACCGTTGAATCTTCCGAACATGCAAGATTCGCACAGAACCAAACCGGATTCAAAGGCTATGCCAGATATGACGGCCTACCCGTTTTTGGCGAGGGGTTTGTAGTGGTTGGGTTCGCGAATGCTGATGCCGCCACAACCAGCACATTCCCGATTGACTATGCCAACACCGACCTTGGAGTCCTGGGCGTAGTTGCCGCGGCGGGTACCGCTTCTGGTGATACCGTTCTGACCGTAACTGGTGCAGAAGTATCCGGCACAACCTTGAAGTTCAAAATCGGCGACTTCGGAATTGAAACCGGACAGACTCCGATTGGATTCTCTGCGCTGGTATCCGGCACAACTCAGATCACCTGCGTTGCTGGTAAAACCATCACCGTTGTTGAACTGGATGCTGCAGGCAAGGCAATCAAATCCGGAAAAGTTATCGCTGTACCTAAAGCCTAATGAGGAGGTAAGTTATGCAGGATGAACTGTTACTCAAAATATTGAAGCTGGATCTGGGAATCCTACATGACAAGCACGACGATTTACTGATCCAACTCATATCGACCGCGCGGCAAAACATCCAGGCGGAAGGAATAACCATCGGCGAAACCGAGTCGGATATGTCTCTTGTGAGGATGTACGCAGCTTGGATGTATCGCCAAAGGGCAAACCCGGAAAACCACATGCCCAAAATGGTAAGACGAGGCCTAAACAATAAACTCTTCGCACAGAAAGCAACGGTGGAAACTGATGTTTGATTCAGGCCAGGTTGATATCTACAAAATAACAAACACCGCATTGGCGGGGGACAAACCAAAGGAGGCGCTATATTCTGGCGCCTCCTACTGGTATGAGGAAAGAACGGTAGGAATAACCAGATTCTCCGCGGCATTGAAAACCGATGTAAAAATCGACATGCTGATTCGAATTTGGGAGGACCGGGGCATTGACTCTTCGCAAATTTGCAAGATTGACGATGCGCAATACCGGATTTACCAAGTCCAGCACACCAAAAATGAAGATGGTTTGGAAGTGACTGATTTATCGCTTGAAAGGTTAGGTGAGGTGTATGACATTATCTGAACTTAAAACAGCGCTATTGGCCGTAACAAGCAAGGTTTATCACATGGATGCCACCGGCGCGACCGGGAATTACATCGTGTGGGCCGAGGACGGTTCAGGGGAAATGCTGTGGGCAGATGGCCAAATGAAACACCAGGCTATAACCGGAACCATTGATTACTTCACGAAGATGGAATACGATCCCGCATTCGCGGCGATACAGGCGGCCCTTGACACTTTGGGCATTAGTTACAGCTTGACATCAACCCAGTTTGAAGCGGACACGAAGTATATACATTACGAGTGGGTCTGGGAGATGGTCTAATGGCAAGAATGGCAATCAACGCGGGCGACGACTTCGCCATCATGCTGTCCAAACTCGAAACCGGGGCGGAGGAAATCGCAAAAAAAGCAATCTATGCCGGGGCCGATGTTGTAGCAGACCAAATAAAGTCGAACCTAAAGGGCGTACTATCATCTGAGGCATCCGGCGATATGCTGGAGTCGTTTGGGGTTACTCCCATCCAGAAGGACAAGAACGGAAACTGGAATGCGCATATTGGGTTTGATGGTTACGATAGTAACGGAGTTCCGAACCAGCTAAAGGCCAGGGTGCTTGAAAGCGGATCATCCAAACAGCGAAAAAGACCGTTCGTGAGGCCTGCGGTCAAATCGACCAAGGCCGAAGTGATCAAAAAAATGAATCAAGTTATCGACGAATCAATCAAAAACTTATAGGAGGATAAAAAATGACACAAGTAAACAGCTCTACAGCTGGGATAAAAAAACTTGTCTATGCCATCATGACAGATGAATCCACCGAAACATATGGCGCTGTCAAGGCCGGCCCGCCTCTGATTTCATTCAAAAACGATGCAAAGTCAGAAATGGGGAAACTTTACGCGGACAACGTTCCTGTTGAATCTGCGACGGTGCTCGGTGATATCGGGGTTGAGTTTGAGACACAAGATGTGCCGCTTGAAGTCCAAGCGGACTGGCTAGGCCATACGCTGGATCAGGCAACAGGTGTTTTGAACTACAACGCAAACGACAAGGCCCCCTATGTGGCCATTGGCTATCAGAGGGTAAAGACGAACGGAAAGAATCGGTTTGTTTGGCTGTACAAGGTCAAGTTTTCCGAGATTGCGGAAGAGGGCAAAACCCAAGAGGACAAGCCGCAGTTCATCACACCAAAAATCTCCGGAACTGGCGTCGCCAACAAAAACGGCGACTGGAAGAAAGTTGCAGACGAGGATACCAAGGGTTCCGCGATCACAACCTTCCTTGATTCGGTTCCAACATCAACTCCGTTTGATGCAGTTGCTCCAACCGTCACTACGGTACCGCTTGACGCGGCAACCGGCGTAGCTGTGGGGGCCAATGTCGTGTTCACATTCAACAAGGCGATAAACCCAGCAGATGTGACCGACGGAAACTTCATGCTCATGAAGGCCAACGTTCCAGTGGCGGCCACGCTTACACTTGGAACCAACAACACAGTAGTCACACTAGACCCGAACTCCAACCTAACGGCGGGTGTTCACGTGGCGATCTGTACCAAAGACGTCAGAAGCGCATCTGGTGTTCCGCTTGCGGCCGCCAAGATTATCAGCTTCACAGTTTAAACCTAGTAGCGTAAGGGGTGAAATATCCCCTTACGTATTTTTTTAGGAGGAAAGATTAATGTCAATCCAAATCAACGAAAAGGAATATAACATGGGAGCACCTAAGGCGCGTATGTTCCGCAAGGCCATTGCGCTCACAGACGAAATAGACTTGGAAAACATCAAGGCGAAAGACCTCGACGAAATGGTTACATTCATGGTTGAAGCCTACGGAAATAAGTTCACCATAGATGATGTTTACGATGGCATGAACTCGGCAGACCTTATGCCAGCACTTACCGGGTGCATAACCGAAGTGGTGAGTGGGGTCGCCAATAAACTTGAATCAAAAAACGTGTAAGCGGCGGTGAAACGCTGCCGCTTGCAGAATGGATTAGAGAGTTTTATCTGGATCACCTGAAAGAAGGATGGAAACTCGAAGAAATAGAAGAAATAGACATGGGATGGTACGCAGATTTGGTGTCATACCAGGACGAAAAGGTCCAACGAAAAGAGGCCGAGGCATTGGAAGAAGCCGGGCTGTAAGGAGGAAGTAAATGAGTGACGGTGTTGGTACTAAAATATTCATTGAAGGCGAAGCCGAATTTAAACAGTCACTTCGGAGCATTAAGGACGAATTTAAAGTCTTAGGCTCCGAAATGAAGCTGGCCGCAAGCCAGTTTGACAAAAACGACAAATCCGCCGCAGCCCTTACTGCCACGAACAAGGTCCTTGGGAAGGAAATTGATTTGCAGAAGGGGAGGGTCTCGCTTTTAAGCGGCGAGCTTGACAAGCAGAAAGGCTCTCTTTCGGAACTCAAAAGCAAGCTGGATGATACAAAAAAAGCATTCGGGGAAGGTTCTGATGAGGTCAGGAAAGCCCAGCGAGAGTACGACCTGCAAAATGGTGCGGTTCAGAAGCTCGAAACCGAATTGAACAATGCCTCGGCAGATTTAAACAAGATGGAACGGCAACTTGGGTCAAACAATGACGCAATCAAAAAAGCCAACAGCCACATCGACGAATTGTCCGGAACCATCAACAATAAACTGAATAAGGCTTTTGATGGCTTGAAAACAGCGGCGAAATTGGCAGGGGCAGCGATAGCCACTGGCTTTGGGGCTGTTATAGCCTCTGGTGTCCAGGGAACCATGGAGGCTGAAAACGCGGCGGCACAGCTTGAAGCGGTTTTGACCTCTACTGGCGGGGCGGCTGGCATGGCAAAGGACGAGCTCATTGCCCTGGGCGATAGCCTGGAGAAAACCACCAAGTTCTCATCCGAAAGTGTCCAGGCGGGGGAAGCAATCCTGCTCACCTTTACCGGAATTGGAAAAGAAACGTTCCCCGCGGCAACCCAAGCCGCGACGGATATGGCGCAGGCTCTTGGGACGGACATATCCTCACAGGCCATGCAGCTTGGTAAAGCATTGAATGATCCAGTGGCGGGCATATCCAAACTGACCAAGGTCGGTGTTGTGTTCACCGAGGAGCAGAAAGCCCAGGTCAAAGCCATGGCAGAGGCGGGCGACGTCGCCGGCGCACAGAAAGTAATCCTGGCCGAACTCAACAAGGAGTTTGGAGGGTCAGCGGTGGCCGCAGGGCAAACCCTGTCTGGCAAGCTCGAAATCCTAAAAAATGCATTCGGCGCGGTTTCAGAAAAAGTGGTAAGTGCGCTCATGCCTTATCTGACAAAGTTCGCGGATTGGGTGTCGGCAAATATGCCAAGCATAGAAGCCAAAGTAACCAAGGCGTTTGATGGCATTTCGAAGTTTATAGGTACCTATGTCGTACCTGTTTTGCAATTTTTGTTTAACCACATCGGAACGATTAAGAACGTGGTTCTGGGCCTGGTCGGAGTGCTGGCAGTCTGGAAAGCGGCCACACTTATATCGACCGCGGTTCAGGAGGCACAAAACGCAGTTATGCTTGTGTCTGCCTTAAGAAGCGGAGGGTTGGCGGGGGCAACAACAGCTCTCTCCGCCGCGACTGGCGGAAAAGTTGCGGCAACGCTACTGGCAAGTGGTGCTTTGATAGCCCACAACGTGGCTTTGGCCGCGTCCGCGGTGGCTCATGGAGTTGCTACAGCAGCCCAATGGCTGTTTAACGCGGCACTTACCGCAAATCCAATTGGAATTGTGATCGTGCTGATCGGCGCGTTGATTGCGGCGGTAGTTTTGATTGCCACCCATTGGAAAGAGGTCACCAAAGTCTTAACTGACACTTGGAAAAAGGTCAAAGAGTTCTTTGCACCAATCGCAAAGTGGTTTGGAGACATTTTTGATAATGCCTGGAAGAATATCAAGAACGCTTTTTCGTCAGTAGGCAGCTTTTTCAAGGGCCTGTGGGACAAAATAACCGGCATATTCGGGAAGATTGGCGTTGCGATTGGCGATGCCATAGGCGGAGCGTTTAAAGCGGTTATAAACGGCATTTTGGGTTTTGCAGAGCGTGCAATTAACGGCTGGATTCGCGCCATAAATGTAGCAATTAAGCTGATAAATAAAATCCCAGGTGTGGATATCCCCAAGCTGAAAGAAATGGACATTCCAAGGATGGACGTCGGTACCAGATATTTGCCGGCTGACATGCTGATTTATGCCCATCAAGGCGAAATGATCGTACCAAGAAGCGAAAACCCATATGCCAACAGTGGCAGGGGAAGAACGCTTCCAACTGGTGGAAATGACGAAATCATTATGTTGCTCAAGCAAATCCTAAAAAAGACAGGTACCGGCGCGGTTCTATACAAGAGACAGATTGTCGGGGCCTTGGCACCGGATTTGAACGAGGAGTTTGCAAGGCTAGAGAGGAGAAAGTAAATGGACAATGTAAGTTTTGATGGCATGCCAGTCTCGAATTGGGGCCTTTATTTATCCTCATTTAGCATTGAAAAGCCGGCTCCCAAGACTGTGTATGTTGACATTCCTTTTGGCGATGGTGCGCTTGATCTGTCGGAAGCTTCCGGAGAAATTAGGTATAACACCAGACGGGTGAAAATGAGCCTGCAAGGTATCATGACAACCACTCAACTTGAAGCCTTGGCAACGACAGTAGCAAATACGATTCATGGTCAAAAGGTCAAAATCAAATTTGACAAAGACCCCAACTACTACTACTACGGACGGGTGTATGTTTCATATCAGAAAGCCGGCCCGATCGGGGAGATTGTGGTTGAAGCAATCTGTGACCCATATAAATACAAGAACGCTATCACCACTAAAGTTGAGGCGGTCACAACTTCCAAGGCTATAACAATAACCAACGACCGAAAAACCGTATTTCCCACAATAACAACCACGGCAGCATTTTCGATTGTTAAAGATGGCGTAACTTACTCTTATGGAATCGTAACAGACTTGCAGACAACTATACCACTGTACGAGGGTAGTAATTCATTGACCGCAACCGGGACAGGGACGGTAACATTTAAATTCCAAGAGGGGGCATTATAATGTATCAGATATTTTGTGATGATTATTTGCTCCATAGTGATATAGACGATTACAGATTACTTGATGTCAAGCTGACGATGGAAGTAAATGTTGCTGGGAGTTTGGGTTTTGACATTCTCCCCGACCATCCCAACATCACCAGCATGGCAAAATTAAAGCCGGAAATCAAAGTAACTAAAAACGGCTTAACCTATTGGAAGGGCAGAATCGTTGATGACACATTAAGTATCGACAACACCCATAAAGTCTACTGCGAGGGCAAGTTGAAGGTTCTAGAGGACACGATTATAAGGCCGCAGATATTTAGCGGTACGGCTTCCGCAGTCTTCACGGCTTATCTAAACATCCACAATGCCCAGGTACTTGATTCGCAAAAACTAAAAGTTGGGAATGTTACTGTAACCGGTAACCCATATCGCGATTTAAAAAACTACGAATCCACCTACTCAAGAATACAGGATTTAGTCACCTCATTGGGTGGCTATTTATTTATCCGGTATGAGGCGGATGGAGACTATCTGGATTGGCTTGCGGACTTTGCGACCACATCGACTCAGCAAATCACCCTTGGAGAAAACATTCTAGACTTATCCCAGGAAGTATCTGCACAGAAAACCTATACCGCTTGTATTCCTTTGGGGGCCCAATTGACCGACAGCAACGGAAACACACTGGACCAAAGACTAACCATTGAATCGTGGTCGGGCATTGATTATATGTTCAACCAAAACTTGGTCAATCAATACGGTTGGAGGTTTGCACCGGTAAGTGAAACAACATGGGATGACATAACAACGGTTAGCGCTTTGGTTGATAGGGCTGTGTCGTATTTTACAGACACGTTGATAAAACTATCCGCAACACTGGAACTGACTGCACTCGATTTGGCGTTTACGGATACGGATATCAATTCGTTTAATTTTTGCGAGTACATCACAGTTAATTCAACCTACCACGGAATCACAGACAATTATCTGTTATCAAAAATTGAGATAGATATATCGAATCCGGCCAATACAAAAATCACCCTGGGCGAAACCGTACTGACCCTAACTGATAAAACCAAACAGGACAAGACCAATGTGACATTGACCATCAACGACTTGATTACTGCGCTACAAGGAACGACAAACGGACTGAATCAAGAGGTAACACAACGAGAGGCATATATCCGTTACACAGGCGGAGTAATTGAACTTGGAGAGACCCTCAGCGACCTCAAAATGCGCCTGTCAAATACGGAATTGTCGTTCTGGGAATCATTGGGCGGAGTTGAAACTAAAGTCGCTTACATCTCAAATCCGACGGGTAATCCGGGGGATTCAAAGCTATATATTGAGAACGCAGAAATTTTACAAGCCATCGCTTTTGGAACATACGCATGGGAGCCAGAAGACAACGGAAGTGTATCGCTCACCTACAAGGGGTAAATTATGGCATTTACATATTACAAAATTGCAGACTTTACCGGGGGATGGCATTCCGGAGAAATTGGCGTTGAGGTTGTATCTCAATCGATTAGCGGAAATTCCTCTGTTGTAAATTTGGTATTACGAGTACGGAAGGACGTTGCTTCATCATCATACAATTTAGGTGGGGCAACCGTATACCTGAAGGCGGACGGTGTAACAAAAGCATCTGACGATACGATAGATTTCCGCGCTTACACGATTGGTACCTGGTACACAATTTTAACCGCTTCAAATGTAACAATATACCATGGCATTGATGGCAAAAAAACAGTATCGATTCAGGGATATTGCGCCACCGGAGTAGGTGCCGGGACGTATAACCAGACGCAGGCTGTTGCCCTCCCGGATATCCCGCGAAAGTCGACTATCACATCGCTTACACCAACGGTATCAGTGAATGGAACAAACGCTGTAACGGTTGAGATTAATAGACCAGTGGCGACTTTCAAGCATACCGTTAAGTTTAGCATTGGAGCCTATTCGCAGGAATACACCAACGTCGACACTTCGCAGGCATTCGCAATACCGCTCGCATGGATGAACGCGATTACAAACGCACCTTCAGGAGTAGCCACTTGCAGAGTGACAACTTTCGACGGAGCCACAAACCTTGGTTATGTTGAGAGCACATTTACCTTGGATGTGCCGGCAACGGTTGTTCCGGTTGTGACAGATATCACCTTTGCAAGAGACACTACCGGCACCGATCCGTTCGGTGTGTTTGCAAAAGGCTTCTCAAAAGTAAGCTTGTCAGCCATTGCGGTAACCAACCAATATTCCGCGACGACGGTAAGCTATAAGACATATTTACACTTGGCATCTGAACCGTATACGAACGGTGTTTTATATACCGGGGCTGCGTTTATCTCAAATGTGCTGGCCAATGCGGGAACGCTTAGGCTGACCACGATTGTGACTGATTCAAGGACGCGAGAATCCGTTGCATATTACGAAGATTTTATCGTTTACGACTATACCGCACCCACGTTGGTATTGTCTGCATTTAGATGCAATGCGTCCGGAATCGCAGACCCGGCGGGTGAATATCTTTCGGCCACCATGAACGTAAATGTGGCGGCGGTGAATAACAACAATACTCATGTTTATACCTTCGAGTATAGAAAAGTTGGAGATGTTTCTTGGACGGCCATTAGCACCACGGCATTAACCGGATACTCTGGGAGCCTTAATGCAGTAAGAGCCGCGGGGTCAGCCTATACATGGGAAGTAAGAGCGACAGTAGCAGACAAGGCAAATAGTGTAACGAAGGCAACTGCAGTCGCAACAAAGCGGGTACCAATAAATGTGGGATTTTCTGGAACGGCTGTTGCGATTGGGAAAATGGCGGAAACTGCAAATTTGTTTGAAATAGACTTGACGTCACAATTCAACAAGGCAATTACTGGTGCTGGGTTAAGCCTTACAAATATACCATCACGATTCATAACCGCCGTGGACACCGCCACAACAGACAAAGGCACATTTACCGGAAACGTACTTTTGGGGCAACTGGTAGAGATTGTATTCACAAGCGGGAACACTGTTGCATCCCCAACAATCACAATCGGCGGCGTGACTTACAATCTTTCCGGAATACCAGCAAAAGCCAAACTTTCAACGTCGGCAAACCAAACTTATAGATTTGTCAAAACCGCAGCCACCACACTTGCTTATACTAGTTTCCCAGATTACACCACGGAAAGCGGAGTAAGCGGAATGACCTACGAAAGGTATTCCGGCGGCACTTGTATATGCTA